TAAATCTCTCGGTAGCTATAGCACGACATCCGGTTCTTCACAATTTACAGGAAATGTTTCATGAGTACGTTGGCAATCCATTACTGTTACCGGTGACAAGTTCATTGCATCTTGTATAGAAATAGAAAAGAGTAAGAATATTGCACTTAGTAAAGAGCGGTTCATATTTGAGAAATTTTACGATGCGTACCCTGAGCAGGCTTCTAAGCTGAACTATCAGTTACTTATGAAGATTTGTACTTTTAATAAAGCTATGGAGAAACAAGTATTTGATTGGATGGCAGAATGACGGATTATATCATTACAGCCAGACTGGATGAAAGGCCGCATTTCATCGGCTGATTATTCAAAAGTTCAATTAATTGTGGAAGGCTTGAGAAAAGCACGATCTGATTGTTCTGAAAAAGTCCGTAAAGAGGCCGAAGAGCGTCGTAAAGCTATCGAAAAGATTGAAAAGGAATTTGCTGCGAACAAAGCTAAAGCGTTTAGTAACGATCTTGTATTTATCATGTACTTAGACTATTCATGTCTTTCATGAGAATTGCAGATTGAGTACAGTGTGGCAGGGTTTATAGAGGACGCTACTGAGCGCGAAAAGGAGATGGCACGCATCGACGGCATATTACAAGAGTTGCGGGAAAAGGCTTTTGCAGAATATCTTGCAGGTACTTTTAATAGGGCCAAATACACTTTTCAAGGAAGATAACCTCAATACTATTAAATATTGACCGATTACGTTCAACTATAGCGGAGTGGAGTAGTGATAGGCATATTATGCGTAACCTAGTGCTTTCAGTTAAAGATTCACTGCTTTTTAAGCGGACCAGTCTCTTCCTGGCGGTTCATAGGTTGTCACCCTTTAAACTGTGGAGTACAATCTTCCAGGGAAGGTTTGCCACAAACTCCGATATACTTGAAGCACCAAGTAACACGCACATTAAACGAAAATGGCGATTACCCCACTGTGTACTACATACGTCGTACGTAGTGGAGCAATTGTATTATTTCTTAACATCAACTAAGTGTAGTAGAGGTGACTTACTGAATAGTAAACTACAAATGATTTTACCAGAAAACGATATATGTAAATTTGTTGGCTTTTCTGCCGTGCGCACAGGTTCAGCTCCCGTCAAAATGTACGGTTCACCCGGCCATTTTGAGGAATTTGTGCAAACATTAGACGATGACGACAAATCTTACATGTACTCACGTTTTACTGATAAGGTAATGGTAGCAGGTGGGACCTCAGCAATGTTTGGTAACATACGGCAAATGGCTGAGCCAAATGCATGTAAGTTCACATATGATGATATGATTGAAGCTATAAACCGACGGAAACACTATTTTAAGTTACCACATCTCGGTAGTCTAAAGAATTATGAGCTACATGGAGTGCGGGTAAACCCAGAGGCGTATAGTGGATTCGTGACATCTATGTGCTCAGGCCAACTGCGCAGGGCTTCCCACCAATTTTCAGAGGTTATCGCTAAACTGTTTTACAAGCGCATAAAGAAGAAGCGAGTCAATTCACTTGATTTGTGGAAATTCGGCACTAGACCTAAGGCGAATAAACTTGTAAGTGATGATAAACCGTTGAAAGCTAGGCCAATCGCGTTATGTGATGACGTTCTAGTTAAAGTGGGTTCAATTACCAGTCAGCGCATTATTGACAGGCTGAAGTTTATGGATTATAGTGAGATTTTTATTGGCAAAGCGCTTACTTCAACAGATATGAATTATATTAAGGAACAATTAGTGCGTGATGACGTGCTTTACGCATCACCAGATTGGTCACAGTATGATAATTATCTTTATGAAGAGGTGATGGTTACCGCTTGTGGTTTATTGCAGCAATGTTTTGATGATGATGTTGAAGTTCGCAACTATTTTCATTATATTACATCTTCGGTTGTTGATAAACACATTATTATTGAACCAGGAGCTATATATAAACTCATGAAAGGACTACCATCAGGTCACCCCTTTACTGCGCTTGTAAACACAGTTGCTTGCTGGATTCTATGGACTACTATATTCTATAAATGTAGTATTCTGTCAGGTATACCACTTGATGAGAGGTGACGTGTTATATGTGCAGGAGATGACAGTATAATAACGTTTCCTTTAGAGTTGCCAACGTCATTAATTAATGACGTCGCTAAAGGCTCAGGCATGTTATTGGATGACATCAACACTAGTATACACCCATTCTTGACCCAAGATAATGGTAGGGGTGCTCATTTCTTAAGGAGACAATTCTCTTCATGAGGTGCTCCTGTATGAGATGATGAGTACATCTTTGATAGAATACGCTTCGTAGAAACCAAAGGCGAAAGTAAAGCAGATGGCGTAAGTAGAATCGCCAACTATTTACTAACTGCTCCAGGTTATTCAAAGCAGACCATAATATTGGAGAAGTACTTAAACTGGTTATATCAAAGTGTTATGCCTGATGAAGGACATGACAGTACATGACATGATCTAGTAGATAATATGGTCGATGACAAGATATTAGTATGAGATGCACGCTTCGCCGAAGGTGGTGAAAACTACCAGGAAACTTTGTGGAATGCGTTGCGGAAAAAGATGCGAACAGTTGTCCAATTAGAAGATGTGAAGAAAAAGGATGTCGTTTACATGGTGCACGGTGCTAAACAGTTTAATAAGTTATTACTAAGACCATTTAGTAAAGATGAGTTAACCAAATTAGTAATAAATAGACGTATTTTATATGTACCATATGTCAGAAAATATTATACTGTTGGTCCACCGTAGGTTAATTGGTTAGTTTTAACACATCTAGGTAGAGACTAAGTGGGTTTTTAGTCCTTCAATTCAAAATTGAAAACCTAGACAGTATTGGGGTTTAATAGATATAAGATGTAACGGTGACGTGGGAGCAGTGATATATTATGCGCTAGAACCACTAAACTGCCGGACCCAAAACCATGGCTAAGGTGATCGCTGAATATAAGAATATTCAGTATGGGTGGTAC